AGAAATATTCGTGTAAATCTTCCAGATCACTACAAGCAACGCTATTATTGCTCATAGCGCGCCAAGGCGGGATATTACCTAAGTCCCAGCGTTTGGCCAATAAATATTCAATATCATCAGGATCACCAATACATAACAAAGCAGACCGTCTGACGTTACCTGCTACTATTATTGCTGCAATGATGTTCATGACATCTAAGCAATCGATAGGTCTTACGCTACGGCCTCGACGCTTCATCAAGACTTCTGAGATTTGCTGAAGACCTTTACATAAATCTTCAGGCCCAGAGGCCACCCCACCAAAGCCCTTGATTGGCGTACCCTTACCACGTATAGCTTGTGTTGAGTATGTAAAGGTTCCCTTCTCAGCAGAATCACTCAAGAAAGCTGCTTTCAGAGTTTTACCTAAGAACCTTACCCAACCTTCACGTGAGTCTGGTATGATAAAATCAGCACCACCGTGATCAACTCGTGTAGGGGGTTTAAACCAAGATTTAACAGGAGGTAGCTTTTCAACATATTGTCGTTGAATGCTAAAACCTACACCACAGCCTAGTCCTAGCATGTCCATAGCCCAACAAAAAGGTCTAACAGGGCTGTCGATCACCTTAAACGCGCAGTTTTGCAAAGAAGATAATCCTAACCGATCAACTGTAGGAGTTCCTAGTTGCCACAAGAATCTGCCAGCAGGAAATGCTTTTAATTGTAGCATATATTCTGCTAACCTTATTGCTTCATCTTTAGAGAAGACACCGCCTAGTTGTGTTTCAGAGGCATTTATTATCCGTAACACTGTATCCGGCCATTCTTCTTGCTGGCCATTTTCCATTTTGCGACTATATGTTCGCTTGTAGGTCAGATAACCAACAGTAGACCACGGAGTCTCAATTTTTGGCAAATCGTTAATAGTTAGTTGCATTCAATACCTTTTCTTTCATCAGTAATTGTATTTCATCCATGGTTGTCGGACCGGATTGCAAATCCCACTGCAAACCAAGGGCATTCATTAGACTATCATCTGTCATATGAAACACACCCAATTCTGTTTTCAATAACCAATCATCTATACATGCAATCTCTGAATCTGACTTGCCATATATTATTGCTGCATTACCTTTGTACCAGCTACAAATACCATGACTAAAGGCGGCAGCTTCGTGTCGATTTTCGTTGGTTAGTTTAAATCCTTGTAGATTTATCAGCATATATAAGATCGTTAAATTATAGCATGCCTAAGGCATGTGTGGAAGTGTGAAATATGCCGAGTCGTGATTTGAAAACAACATCACCAACACGTATACGACACTCTTGATCGTTCAAACCATAATACTCTATCTCACGGTCTATAGGAGGTAACCTAGTACCTTTTATCGGTCCGTTGACAAAACCAACCATTTGGTCAAAATTATCGACTGTCAACGTAAGGATTTCAAACTCTACGGATAATTTTCTTATTTCCATTACAAGTGACTCTAATCTGTATCAGTCAGTGAATGTAAGTTATCAGGTGTATCTGACAAGCTTGCTGGAATACGCTTGAAGCTATTTTCACATACAATACTTTCTACAACCTTCGCTATTTGAACACATCTGCCTCTCATCTGTTCTGTAGCGGCGGCTTCCTTTGCTATATCGAAGGCATCTGCAAAAGTATTAGCAGAGTCAAAGAGTATACCTTCTCTTTCAGCTAGTACGTAGTATTTATTAGTAGACATGAATCCTCCTAATCAAATGAAGTTACTTGCGTATCCACTGGATATAATCGACCAGTAGCTATTTTATAAGTTGCAGCTCCGGCCATTCCAGTCAATCCTGTATATCGACATTTCAATACTGAAAATTGCATCGTGTTCTTTTCTTCAACAGTTTCAGCCATTAAGTTTCTAGCAAATCCGATAACATCAAATGAGATTTGCTTGATTGAACCTGAGTTGTGAGTTATTATATGATTACCTAATAAAAACCGTGAATTACCGTCTAGTACAAAGCCATAGTAAGGTTGTTTATCTAGCTTCTCTATAATTATTCCTCGTTTCAACGCATCACATGCTCTTAGAACCTTATTAGACTTTTGACAAGGTATTTTTGAAATATTACCAGATATCATAACTTGATAGATAATAGTGCCATTTGAGCTATAAGCGCATTTTATAGTTTGAGCACGTAAGTTGCTATACAAACCTAAGGACCTAGCAATATCACGAACATCACTTGCAAGTTTGTAATCTTTTTGGTAAAAGTAAAAATTCTCGTCTCTATTGGAGTAAGAACCGTCAGTGTCTAGTAGTCCAGCTAACAGTTGTAAGCGATCTTCAATAGAACTATAACGATACTGCGCAGGAATATGTTTGTTATTCAACACGTTAAGACTTCTTAACTTTTCCAACATCTCTCCTTTTTCATTCGTTATGAAGTTGACATACTCCCTTTTACGGTTATTAGGCCAGGAAATCTTGGCCTCAATTTCATCAGCAACCCTTTGTGCAATGCCTAGCTCACTTGCATCCATGATTCTAAATGCGGATTTTGAACCATCACCAAGCCATGCTCCGAATGTATATGGTGGAATTGGCAATTCTCTTTTAGGTAACTCATATCCATAGGAGTAATGCATCTTACAACGCTCTTGATAATTGGCAGATTTCTCTAAGAACTTCTTTACAGAAATATCAAAGATACGATTGTTGTGTGAAAGAGTCAGCACATGATCTTCATTACATACAAAAGAATCTTTAGAAGTCTTCATGCTAATCCTGTACATCTGCTGCTCCCCTCTAGCGAGTCTTAATACGTTTCTAGGAGTACCATCGTCACCCATTAGCTGCATTCCAACATTCACATCCTGTACAGGAATCTTGCTACCGTTGTATAACAATACCTCTGTATTAAGTGCTAAACAACCTTTTATGTCATCTAAAGAAGGCATCCGGCCCTCTTCAAAGGATTTGCCACCGAATGAGGCTTTGCGTAAATGCGATATAAGTCCTATCCAAACTTCTGGATATTTCTTCACGAGACGTAATAAGTCATTCATTACTTTATCAATAGCTTCATTACCAGTAAGATCGCCTGCACCTTCAGATACGAGTATCGTAATATGATCTAAGTATATATGTTTACAACCTAACAATATCATGTACTCTAGTTTGTCTACAATACCTTCATCATCAATAGAGCCTTGGTGATCCAATAAGACAATCCGATCATCTTTCCAAAGTTCATCAAAACCTTGTTTAAGATCCTCGATTGGTATTTCCTCATAAGCAGGATTTCGATTGATGGCCATGCCAGCCAATTTCCTACCAGTCTCAGCTGGGGCTTCTTCCAGAGAAACCACACCGACCATATCATCAGTAATTTCCAAAGTATGTATCAAGTCTTCTCTCAATACAGTACTCTTGCCTGTACTGGTTCCTGATATAAACAGCGCAATCTCACCACCACGCTTCCCTTTGGTCTTAGCGTTAACACCTCCAATACATGGGGGATACGGTATAGATTTTCGGGAGTTGTATTCGACTAGCTGCTTCCATACCTGATCACCTGTTAAAATGCCTGCAGGAGTTATCCTAGCAGCATCAAACACAGATTGCATAAGGGCTTTCGCACCTAAATTTCGCAATACATCTGACGCATCATTAAGCGGTAACTTTACTTTTCTTGCTTTGTCATACCCAATAACCTTCAGCAGTTCTGAAACAGCCTCTGCACCAGCCTCATCTTCATCCATCATTATTACAACTTCATCGAATGATCGTATGAATTCTCGATGAGCCATTGAAGATTTGTGAGCAATTGAGGAGGATGATAGGGCAACTACAGGATAGAATTTATTGTAATGCTCGAAAGATGCTTGAGCTACACTAAGACAATCTATTTCACCTTCTGTGATTACTAGACGTTTTCCACCAGGTTGAAATCGATCAATTCCAAATAAATTAGATGATTTACCATTTGCCCAATAAAAATTCTTATCAGCTACACGTCTCACCTTAAAGCATGTATCTAACGCATAGGGATAATGATGATGAGTAATATCACCATCTTCATTAAATGCCAAAGTCACCTTATAAAATGCGGCAACTTCTTTTGATATCTTCCGATCTCTAATGGCATGCGATTTGAATGCATCAGGATTGAATGGTGGTCGCAACTCCTTAGGACTTACAGGGGCTCTGGGAGTATCTCCAGTCTTATCTCTAACATTTCCATCTAAATCAAAGTGACCAGGTCTCTCATAATGACCACAGTCCGCAGCGTAACAATAAGCAGAACCGTCATCGTATATCTTCCAGCCTTGCTTGCTATCACACTTGGGACAAGGTTGATCGGCTACAACTATCGTTCCCATATCAGTAAGTGCTCATGTTTGCCAATCGCTTTCCAAAAGCTATTCCAATTCTTAACAATAATCTTATTAACCTCCTCATTTACTTTGAAAGTTACACTCTCGATTCTCGTGTTGTAAAACTCATTCGACAATGGTACGCAAGAGAGTGTTTGAAGAAAAGTCTCAGCCCA